GGCTGAATAATACCGAAACAACAATTAATAAATACTTCATAGTTTTAAATTAAATAGTTTGCAACTACTAGCACCGTTCCTGCGGTTACCGTGTTGTCCGTTACCAAAAGTTTCAATTCAAATCCACTCGTTACGGCTTCGCCATTAGCCCCGTACTTAAACAACACCCCGTCTAGTTCTGCGGTGCTTACCGCTGGCATTATCTCTACATCGTTAGCAGGCACTCCGTCATGCAAAACCACGCTGATACTCGCATCGGACGGCAATAGTCCCGTGCTTTTTAATAGTACCGCTTCAAACATTTTGCCCACCGCTGGCGTAAACAAATCAACATAATTGTTTATTAAGCCGTTGTTTGCACCACCATTCAAAGTAATAGTATTAGAATAGCCGTTTATTGCGCCTGCTATGTAGTCTACTAGCGTAGTTAACGTACCGTTATAAGTGGTATTGCCAGCACTTAGTACAAGCAGCTCATTACCTGTTAAATTGACCGCCGATATTGCGGGTAGTTCTGAAATTTTTACGTCTGCCATTATGGTTGCCATGTTAGTCTACGTACTCCGTTAATTCCTATGCTTGCTGTGGTTATTACCAAGCCAATAGAACGCCCGCCTTCGGTAGTGATTAAATTAACTCCGTCTAATAAATTCAATGCGGTTTCGGGTGCTGGCGATATGCACATTTTATAACAACCCGCATCTAATTGCTCCCAACAAAAAGTAACTTTAGCGGTATTTTCGTATAGGTCGATAGTTTCCGTTGTGCCGCCTACTGGTGTACCCTCGCACGTTTGTATCTCTACAACTGGTACGCTTATCTCCTTTAAACTTGCGCTGTCAATGGTGATATTCCTAACCGCTCCCAAGTGTGCAAAGGTTATGGTTGTCGTTGTATCGGTGGCTAAAAAGTAGCTACACAATATACCAATCTCATTAGTGGTGTTAGGGTTAATAAACACTTCTGAACCGCTGGCTAATATACCTAATGAATTAGGGGCTAAGATATCTTTTACATACACACAAACCCGATAATAAGCACCAATAGTTAAGCCTGTTACTTCTTGCTCAATGTATCCCGTAGGGGGCAAAACTACCTCGTTGTTGTTTACACTGGCTAAGTTCCAAAACCAATCTAAGGCAGTTAGTAAATTCTCAAAATTAGGATTGGTGAATAACTCTATCTCTGTTTCGGGTGTTAGGTTAAACTCTACCTCACTACATTCCGTTGTAGGGAATATTTGGTAATAGTTTTTCCCTGTGGTACGGCAATAGATAGCTTCCTCACTAGTGAAGTCAAACGCTTGGTTATCTATTGCAATTACTGCCATGCTACAAATATAGCTATTTTAGTATTACCAAACAATAGTTTTAGAGTAGTCTAAAAATTAAATATTGGCACGTAACAACTCAAACGATGCTATACTAGTCTTTAGGTTAAACTCTAAGTTAACGATATAACCATATACGTGGTTTGTATCTGTTTCGCTAAACCCTATCACTCCATACGGTGCGTTACGTATAGCCCTAAACTGTGTAAACGTCAAAGGATATTCAAAGCTGTATATTTCGGGTATCCAATACGGGGCAAACTCACCACTTACAAAGTCTTGGTTTTCGATTAACAAAGCCCCCTCAAAGTTGCCTAAACAGTTAGTTAATTCTGTGGCTTCTAAGGTGATATTGCCCTCACCGCTTTGAAAACGTACATCTTCTAACGGTTTCCTAAATAGACCGCCTGTAAATGCCTTTAATTGGCGTATTAGGTTACGTGTTGGCGAGTATCTTAGGTTGTACGTTGTATCAGGTTCTAATAAGTCTGCTACGTTGCTAAAATTCTCGTCTTTCTCGCATACGTTCAACTGGTTTATATCGTGCTTTAACGCTAGAACAAAGTTATCATTATCAAACTTCCAATCTAATGTGTTAAACACGTTTACAGGTCGCCTACGGGTTGTTTCAATCGCATAGCTGCCACCAATGTACGGGCTTAACTTATCTATCCTATTTTTACGCTGTACCTTTGGCAGTGAATAATTATGGATGCTATTAGGTTCTTCTATACCGTTCACATCTTCCGTTTCCCACTTTTCGTAACCTATTTGAACTTCATTAACGTATTTATCCTGCGCTATACGCATTTCAAAAGACGGCACGTTATCAAGCGTTGCCATTACCGTAGGCTGGTAAAAGTATTCTATTGGCTCAACTATCACTTTGTTATTAAGTACACCCCATCCAATACCGTGTAAGGCATCCATTGATAGTAGTAGGTCTTGCATTGATACGATAATAGCGGAACGCTCATCTTCATACTGGCGTAGCTTTAACCCGTTTGTAATAGCCGTATAACCACCACAACCAGTAACAGGGTAACTCACGGGCTGTGAATTGGTGCGCCCAAAGTAGTTACTTCTAAAGCTGCTAGGCTCGTTACTTGTTGCGTGTGTTAGTCTGCTAAATAGTTCGTGTATCGCCCAAGCTTTAGTTGTTGTTTCGTCAAAGTCTGAATTTAGTTCTAATGTAACACGGGCAAAATCGTAATCCCATTTCCATATTACATCTTGCGAAAAGCCCGAACTAGTTGTAAAGGTGTAGCCACTACCACCAACAAAACCCCACGCTAACCATATTCTATCCCCTGCATTAAGCGTTATCACTTGGCTGCCGCTGCCAATAAAATCTCTGAATGCTGTTTGTTGTACGGTGTTTACTATACTAACTGCATCAACTACTATTGAACCTGTTTGATTGGCTAAATCTTGCCCCCAATAAATAATAAGGCTTAACGTCCCATCTATTCCCCTACCTTGTGGCGTTCCTATAATTTCATCACTAAATACGCCTTCAAAGTCCCAGCTCATATTTATATCAACAGGGTAAGATACAATAGGGTCGTTAGCTGTATAGAAGGGTTGTATATTACTATCCGCTACCGCTATCGCACCGCCTGTTCTTACATCTACCACCGTTGGGTTATCCGTAATAGTGCTTAGGTCGCCATTGGTGGCTAATATACCGTGATTAAACCATGCACCATAAGTTGCTAACGGGCTTATACTGTTAGTAGTTGTTCTAGTAAACGGGTCTAACTGCTGTAATTGCGATTTAAGGTAAATAGTACGGCTGTGCATATTCAAATCATAGCCGCCCAATGTATAGGGGTTTACATTACTACCGTCTAACGTAGTAGCTTGTTCTAAGTTGATTGGCGTTTCAAACCTGCGCCTTACCTTTACACCTACATCGAAATTATCAACGGGCACGTTTAACACATACCTATTGCGTATAAGGCTATTTAGTTGAAGTAAGCCGTTAAACACTAACTCACCACAATACAAGACCTCTAGTATTATCTCTACGTCTGCCCCGTTGGTTTCGTATTGGGCGTTTATAATTTCATAACCACCACCATCACACCAAAACCCCAAATCAACACTTACCTCTTGGTTTATACCGTGCCATTGTTCGTCACGGGTTAATGTTAATGCTATATCTTCCCATCCATCGGGGTCACGGGTTAATACGGTTCTATTACCGTTGTATATCAATGTGAATTGGTAATCCATTAAACCCTGTTTTTAAAGTAACTGTTACGCCCTAATTCCCGTGCTGTGGCTTTGCCTATTTGGTCTGCGTTCCTAATGCTTACGGCTTTGTTTTTACGTGTTTCGTGTATTAATAGGCTATCGTCATAAGTGCCAGATTGCATTGATGTGGCTATACTTTCTGCAAAGCTATTTTTTTGCTTTTCCCGTTTCACTTCCAATGCTGGCACAATGTATTTTTGATAGACAAACTTTTCATACTCGCCATTGTTCATTGCGGTTAATGCGTCTTTGTTTTGCCTAGTGGCTTTGGCTGTTATTACGCTTTCCCCTTTAGATAGTTTGGCGTGTATGCTATCGCTCGTTTCCGTTCCCTCACCCTGTAAGCCTACCACACCCTTTGCAAACTCGGGTATAGGTGTAGCCGCTAAGATTGCTAATTGTGCCGCTGCTGCCGCTATAATAGCTATAATAGCTGGCGGGTTAGCTAGGTTCTTGGCTACTGCCGTAGTAGTGCCTACAATCAATTGAAATGATGCGTTTGCCTTTTCCGCTATTGCTTGTTTCCGTAGTTGTTGTTTACGTAGTTCGGCTTGACGGGCTTCTAGTGCGTTAATCTTTTCGTTGTACGCTGTTTCTTGGTTAAATAGTTCCTCTTTGGTAATTTGCCCGTTATCTAATTGGCTCTGCCAAATGCCCCGCATAATATCAAAGTGCTCTTGTGCTCTTTGGCGTTCCCCTTCTAACTGTCTGTTAATGGCTTCGTCTTGTTGCTCACCAATTGAGTTAAATAAGCCCGTAAGGTCGCCAACTAAACCCACTACCGAACTAGTAAGGATAGCGTTAAATTCTTCCTGCTTTTGACGGGCTGCATCTATGTTGGCTTTAAATTCTTCCCATAGGTCGTCTGTAACTTGGTTAGCTAAATCTGTTAGTTCTTTACTAGTCTTTTCTAACTCTTTGTTAAGTTCCTTTAGTTGGGTATCGTTTAATAGTTGTAGGCTTTCAATTAGGTGTATGGCGGCTTTATTAGCTGCATCTAAGTCAGCGGGTACACTTTCGTTAATCAACTCATCACCTAACACGGTATCGAGGTTCTTAATAGCTGCTATACGCACACCCAATAAGTATATTTCCCTTTCCAGTTCACGTATGCGAGTTATACTGGTTTCCTTTTTTAAGCGTTCTTCTAATTTGGCTAACTGCGCCTCAAAGTAGGCAATACTACCTTTGTTGGTTGGGTTAACTATGCTTTCTATACGTTCTTCTAGTGCCTTTATTTCGGCTTGTATGGTTCTGAATAGAGCCGTGTTTACATCGGTATTTTCAAATTGTTCTTTTAGTAATGTTAGTTGCTCATTAAGCTGTTTAAGTGTTTCCGTAGCGTTTACCTCTATTGGGTTTTTAAACTTAACAAAAGCATCTTGAACTAATTGCAGTTGGGTTCGTAATTGGAAAAACCCTTCCGTAGTGGTTAGGTTTTGCTCTTGAAGTTTCAATAGATACCCTTGATATTTTTGAATTAACACACCAAATTGTTGGTTTGTTGTGAATGTCGCTAATTCTTCCCTTAGTCCTGCAAATGCCGCACCATTAGCATCCGTTGCCTCACGTAGTTTATTAATCTTATCTACTACATCACCATTAACAGTACCGAAGCGCTCGTAAGCATCTACAACTAAATCCACATCACCACCGTAAGCCCCTAGTGCTATTCTTATCTCATTTACATTAGTTTGAAAGCCACCTAGTACATTTGATGCATCGGTAATGCCATCGCTTATTGCTTGAATGCCTGGGGCAACAAAATTAGAGAACGCTACACCTAAACGCTCCTGTATATTATCTAAGTTAGCCCCTAGCCTTTGTGTTGAGTTGGTTGCTTCGTCAATAGCTGTTACAGACTTACTCATTTCACGGTCAATTATATTACCTACCGCTACCGCAAAATCGCCAGTCTTCTTAAACTCTTCTTGGGTGTCCTTTACACTTATACCTAAGTTGTCAATAACTAGGGCTGACTTACGACCTATACCATTAATAATACTCTCTACTAAATAATCCACCTCCTGCCCTGTTTCGGCTGCCCTAATCGTTGCAAACTTCAATAGTTTGGGTAGTGTTTCTAACGGTATTTTAAAGGCTGCCGCACGTACTGTAAGCTGCTTTAATTGCAAGTCGCTTACACCAAACCCCGTTGATGCTCTTAGTGCTGCTAAATCTTGACTATTAGCAATTGCATTAAATGCTTTACTAACGGTCATTGACTTACGCCCAATCTCTATTAACTCTTTCCCAAACCTTAATAACTGCTGAACACCAAAAGCAAGCCCTACGGCTGCGGCTATACTTCTAAACGAACCAATCAGGTTACCGTTATTTTTTTGAAGATTACCTGTTTCGGTACTTACTTTCTTAACCTTTACGCTTGTTTCTTCTAGCCGCTTATTGTACTCGGCTATCTCCTGTGGGGAATACGCTTTCTTTTTTTTATTTTGAAGCTCAATTAGTTGCTTTTCTTCTTGGTTGCGTATTGCCTTACGCCTACTATGCGCTTTATCTTCTTCCGCTGTTATACCCTTATTAGTATTGTTTACGCTATCCAATATGGTCTTTTCGCCACGTTGGATGTAACGTACTAACTCCTCAAATTGGGCTTTCGCCTTTCCCGTTTGTATGTTGTACTCTACTGTTACTTGTTCTAAAGCCATAAATCACAAGGTTTAACCACTCGTTTATTGTCATTCGTTTAATCCTATCGCATAATAATGGGTCGCCATTAGCTAACGATAGTAGTTCTATTTCTTGGTCGTGTCCTTGTGTGTATAACTCTGCTCTGTACCATAAAACGTCTCGACTGCCAAGTTCTCCGCTTCTATCTTCGTTTTCAGATACAGATACAAGCCCTTGAAGTCTTGCTGTAATTGTTCTAAATACGGTATGTATGCGTTCAACTTGGCTTGCACGAAAAAATCATATAGCCCTATCCTTTCTGTTACGTCATTAACAAACGTTTGTACTTTTTCGTTGTGTATTTTACGGTCAAACTCAAAAGGGTTCTCATCTTCTCGAATATAAATAACCGCTGCCATATCCATTAACAAGGTAGGGTGCAGGATATTGTCTTTCCTTAGCTTCATTTCCCCTACTAAGTGCGATAGACTAGCTAGGTACTTACTAACCCCCGCTACGTTTTTTGGCATTGCTAAAGCAGCTTCTATTTGCTTTTCCATGTTATCTAAGAACATGGTTGTTTCGTTGCCATCTAATCCCCTTGATAATTCCGTTAGGAATAGTTGTATTTGCCCTTTACGGATAACGGGAATGTCCATGTCATCTATAAACTTGAAGTACTTGCGCCCTTGGGCATCCACAAAAGCAAATTCAGTACCTTTTAGGGTATCTTCTTTGTAGTGCCATAGCTTGTTTACTTTGGCTCTAAACCATTCGTTATTCTTGTATAGGTATTTAATCATTCTTCTGTGTTTTCGTCTTCAATTTCCATATAAACTATTGCAAGCTGAAAACAACCAATATAATGATAGCCGATAAACTGCCAACCCATCATTACATAGTTATCTACATCAATAGGGTCGCAATACTCCGCATGCCATGTTTTGCTTGGTGTATCTTCCATTAGTCTAGTAAATTCATTATAAACCAATTTAACCCCGCCAGCATCACAATATAAAAAGGCATAATTAACAACGTTTCAATACTTACACCCATGTACATAAACCCAATGTAGCTATGTACACTAGCCATGCAAATAGGGCAATCAAATAACGGCATTTTTAGCCACTCTGGTAGCTTATCTAGTTTCTTTGGTATAAAGCCTAGTATCATGCCGTCACCCATTGCAGCCTTTAGCCCAAATATGTATAAAGCGTTTAGTATTATTGCGGGTATCATAGTGTTTGTGTTGTTTGGTTAGTAAGTACGTTAGTAGTACCGATAATGTTGCTAAATTGAACTTCTAAGCACACGTAACTTGCCGCCCCTTTGGTTATCGTTACCGTGTCGTACAACAAACCACCTAACTCCGTTACCCATATCTTATAACTTGCGTTGGGGTGGTAAAAGTGCTCATCGGGAAACGCCATATTAAGCGTTACCGCACCATCCGCATCCGCTTGTACATCTTCATAATGTAGTTGCTTGATAGCGGTATTTTCAATGTAAATGCGGTAGTCGTCACCAGTTACAAAGCTATCGCCAAAAGTAAAGCCAGTTGATGGGCTTATTAGCTTGGATATGGGGGTGCAGGTTAAACAGTTCATAAAATCAAAGTTAGTAATTTATCGTAAGTTTTGCAAGTAGTTGCCAAAGTAGGTATTATCCATGTAACGCTGTGTATCTAGTAAGTGTCCTACCATTCTATCCTTTGGCTTGACTATCGAACTGTCTGCAAATTCAATAGTTCTAAAGTCCTCAATCAAATACTCACAACGGGGGTGTACCTTTCTATTCGGGTGTCTTGATAGTATAGCGTTGCTTAGTGCGCTACTTTCTGCGTGGCTTGGGTTCTTTCTTAGAAAATCCATCTTTGCAGGGTTCAGCACATTTTGGATTATTTGGAAGTCGGTTAACCTACTGTTAGCCTTACGGCTCATTGCTGTGGCATCACCTGTTACACGTATGTGCATATTGCCGTACTTGGTTTTAATGTGCTTACATAATTCTTCTGTATAACTTTCTTCTACTTGCCTATCCTTTGCGCTTACTAGCCTAAACTCATCTAAGGTGTAGTAAAAGTCATGCCCGAACTGGTGTACGGTTGCGGTTGCAGGGCTTACGTTAAAGTCAAAGCTAACGTATAGGGTCAATTTAGGGTTTACTTCTATTGTGTTGTCTATAAAACTATCCTTCCACATATAAAGGAATGGATTAGCGACATCGGGCATTCCCCACTCACCAAGAAAGTAAACACGGTAGTAATTAGGATTGGTTTCGCCCTTTACTTTTATTTTGGCTATATCCTCATCTGTTAGAAATGGGTTATCTCGCCAGCTTGTTTCTACTAACTTACGGTCAACTACAATCTCTTTGCCGTTTATTACAGTTTTCTTTGCCCACTCACCATCAAAGAAGTATGCTTTTATCCAACTTCTATGGTCAGTAGGGTTAAAGCTAAGTATCCATTGCTTGTAGTTGGGTAATTCACCACGTACACGGGTGTCTAGTTGGTTGAAGTCCTCTTGTGTTAGTTCTGTGGCTTCCTCTATCCATCCCCCTGTTGGGCGGTGTATTGATTTAACTTTTTCGGGGTCGTCTATCCCTATGCAAAGTATTTCGTTACCTGTGGGCAGGTGTGTTATTGCGTGGCGTGTTTCGTTGTACTTAAACTCATTACCTAATCCAGTAGCTTCAATTGCGCCCTTTAGTTCTTTCCAAATACTGTCTTGAATTGTCTTGGCTACCTTACGAACGCATATAAACCTATGCCCTTCCTCTGATATGGTGCGAAGTATTATCTTTTGTGCACTAAACACGCTTTTCCCGCTTCCTGCCGTGCCTTTAAGCACTAGGTAAGGGGTTGTGTCATCTAATAGCGGTAAATACGTTTCGTTTACTTTCAATTGAGTTGAGCGTTAAAGGGAAAGTTGCCGTAGTTCTTAAAGTGCAACATGGCGGTTATCTTATGGAATGTCGTAGGGTAGCAATTATAAATAGCTTGCTCTATCTCGTATTCGGTGGCATAGTCAACTACTTTCATAACCTTTTATTGCTAAGATAGTAAATTACTTTTACTTCGGTCTAAACCCCGTAAATTTCGTGTTTGGGGGTTGATTATCAATACTATTCTTTATGCTCTTTTCTCGGAACTATCTCAATTTGCACTACCCTGTCTGTTATCTTATCCCCTCCGCTGGTTACGTCTACCGCTGACTTATCACCAAACATCTTAGGATAGAACTTTGCCGCTTGCCATTTTGATGTGTCAATTAACACTCTAGCCGTTGCAGGGTCTATCTCTCCGCTTAACAATTTATGTTTGTAATCCTCTATCTCTGCGTCTTTACTTTCTGCTTTGTTTTGGATGCTTTGCGTGTACAGGTTCGATAATGCTTTATTGTTACGTTTCCAATCGCACCAAGTGTTGAAGTTAGGGTACTCGTCTTTACTAGCTAGTACGTGCTTTATATTGCGTCCGTTTGATACCTCGATACATATCTCCACGCACATTTCAAAGTTATATTCACTTGGTCTTGCCATTTTTAATCGTTTAATCTTTCGTTATCTTCAATACTTTCCTCAATGTCATCCTCAATCATACGTGAGTACTTATAAGCTAAGTGATTAGGCACGTCAAAACTATGGTTTCCAAAAGATATAGTAACGGTTATATCTGTGCCTTTTAAGTCCTTTATATCTTGTTGGGCGTTTCTAATCGCATAAACAGCGGATTCTAATAAAATATCTTCTTTCATGGCTTTAGTTTAATCGTTTACGTAAAGATAGTTGTTTTTCTTGTTATTCTCCCTTTGGTTGATTAATTACCATTCATTGTCTTAGTCTTTAGGGTTAGGTGGTAGTGGCATCCAATGGGTAATACAAATATCATCAGTGGCTTCAGCCCAATCTACAACTTTACTGTTCTTATATTGTGTTATTCTATGTATGTAATCTACTTTTTGCGCTTGAATAATAACATCATCGGGCATTGTAACTAAATAGCAAATTAAAACATCCTGCTCTATTTCGGGTAATCTATCCTTTACGCTTATCCATTCCATAACTTATATCTTTTTTGGTTATCCAATTGTAAAATTCAGTTGCATCAAACATAATAACCCCGTTATTGCATCCTGTATCTTGGTTTATAGCCACAGCCAATTTAAGGCACTCTAAGCGCAGGTTAATATCCTTGTCGCTAACTTCTACCTTATTTAGGTTATCGTTGCTTAGAGTTTCCGTTTCGCCCCATTCTGCTAATTCTTGTGGTGTTGGTGTGTATGGTTCAAATTGGCTTCCAATCCAAAACTTAATTTTAAATAGTTTGTGATGCTCCGTGGCAACAATAACTTTACCTTCG